ACCCTTATGGATAAGGCACAAAAAATTGCAAAAGCGTTTACAGGTGATGGGCAATCAACACTTGTACACCTTAATACAGCACAGGCGGACAAATTCATTGACTATGTAGTTGATGAAAGTGTAATTCTCAAATCTTCTCGTGTGGTCCGTATGGATACACCAAGCAAGGTAATTGGAAAAATCGGTATTTCCGATAAGATCCTTTATCCGGCACAGCGAGGACAGGCACTTGACACAAACAAGCGAACAGAGGCAACACCGGACAAAATCACACTTACTTCTCAAGAGGTTATTGGTGAGGTCCGTATCTATGATGACGAAATCGAGGACAACATTGAGGGTGTGGCTTTCAAAGAACACATGATGAAAATGATTGCCAAGAAAGTTTCAAATCAGCTTGAAAGAGTTGGTCTTTACTCTCGAAAGGTTGCCAATCCGGCGGATCTTCTTCAAATGTTTGATGGTTTTGTGAAAGCAGTTGAAACAGCCGGAGTGGTTGTTGATGCATCAAACACCGTACTCTTTGCAGATCGTTATATCGACAAAGAAAAACTTGCAAAACTTCGCAAGAGCATAGACACAAAATACCGCAATGTACTCAACAAATGGTATATGCCGGATGATGTTGCTATTGATTACGAGGTGAAGTATGAGGCATCAAATAATACTGTAAACAAGTATGGTGCATTTGGTGTGGACTTTACAAAGGCCAACATAATGAGCATTGATCGCCCAGTATTCAAAACCGGTGGACTCAATACAACTCTTACAGCATCACCAGTTGCCGGAGCGGTAAATATCACAGTTGCAAGCACAACCAATGCAACCGCAGGTGATGTTGTCACTCTCGCACTTGGACAGGACAAGGAATTTTCCACAACAATTGATACTGTTACGGATGCAACACACCTTGTACTCACCGATGCAATCCCATTTGGATACAACCACACTCTCTCAACAGAGAATACAGTCAAGGAAACAACCCTTGATGGTGCGGATGTACTTCTTACACCGGATTACAACTTTATCTATGGTATCCAAAGAGATATTACGATCGAGCCGGATCGAGTACCAAAGGAAAGAGCAACAGATTTTGTGATCACAATGCGTCTCGACTTCCAAGTTGAAAATGCAGAAATGACCGGAATCCTCAAAAATGTGAAAGTCAAGTAATATTGACCAACACTCACAAAGACCAATCCAAAAGGGTTGGTTTTTTTGTGCTATAAAAAAGACATTGAAAAAAACACCCGAAAGTTTACATTGGCGGTGTGTTTACAACACTTTTATTTTTTTACATTTCTCTATATGAGCAAGCAAGTAAAAATGATCAACCACACCACAAGAAAATGTGATGGTATTAAACCATGACAATCGGTGAGTGTTGATGAATCAATGGTGGAGTTTTATGAGTCAAATGGTTTTATCAGAGCAACAGTTGTTGCAAGTAATGCCAATGCCGAGGCAGAGGCAAAAGCCATTGCCGATCAGGAGCAAGCGGATCTTGATGCAGAGCAAGCAAGAATCCAAAAGGAGCAGGAGGATGCACAAAAGGATCTTGATGATGAGTATGCGGAAAAGAATGGCGGTGCAGATAATGCCAATGCCGAGGGTGGAGAGGGTACAGGTGATGAGGAGGGTGCAGGGGATGCAGATATTACCGGTGATGCCAACAAGGATGCCACAAGTGATATAAATGCACTCAATGCAGATCTCACAAATGCACCGGCACCAAAGAAAAACAAGCCAAAAGCAAAATAATTATTTCCTAAAAATTCAAAGAGTATGAGGATCACAGTTGGTACATCAAGTCAATCTTTGGTGGAAATCCTTGGATCAGAATATGGCAACATAACTCAAGACAAGGAAAACCAATTTTATAAACTCACATTACAAAATCTTTGATTGGTAGATATTTATATTGAAAATGGTTGAGAGGCCACAGTTGAGACAGGGTACATGTTGAAAAAAGGAAATGAGGTGGAAATCACCACAAAGTACATCAACAAACTGTACCTTGTTTCAGATGGGGCAACCAATGATAATATCCGGATAATTACAAATTAAATATGCAACAAAATGTGATCATACCCGAGGCAACAACAGGCGGTGGCGGAGATAATACCGATGTTGTAGCAAACCAAGTTTTGCAACTCGCAAATGATACCACTATCATTGCAAACCAAGATGAGCAAATTGCCAATGAGGTACTTGCACTTGGAAAACAGGATGAAGCCTTGGCCAAGGATGATACAATCATTGCCAACCAAGAGACTCAAATCACAAAACAGGATACAGAAATTGCCAAGCAAAATGAGATCATTGTGAATCAAACGGATCTCAATGATTTGATATATGTTTTGCAAGATCTTGTTGCGAGATTGGCATTTTTGCCACTCACAAAGGGTGTAAATGGTGAAATCCGAGTAACACCATTGAGTATACCAAACATGGCAACACTCTCAAACCTTACAACCCTTGCCAACCAAGTCAACATTGGTGGGTATCCGGCCAACCAACAGATCCCAAGCCTTGTAAACATGACAGCCAATGCCAACATTGATAATATCGTTATTTCTTAACCTTTCCGATTATGTGAAATTACAAACTTTTGAAGCCCGAGGCACTTTGATTTTTACCAAGCGATGCCGAAAATCCCGGATTTACATTTTCTCTTGATGGGAAAAGTGATGAGGAAATCCAACAGCTTGTGGATGATGGGGTGATCCAAATTATAGAATAATCAAAAAACTTTTATGGCGACACTTACAAACAGAAACAAGAGAATGTTGCACCGCAAGGAGTGGCAAATGATGACAAAGTTGCCGGTAAATACCGGTGCTTGATCTTTCATCATTAAAGATCATCTTGGTGTGCGAAAAACCGGCCTTATGGTTGTTTCCGCAACTGTACAATACATCTTGAGAATGGATGAGGATGGATGGGTTGAGACACCAAACATGGCACTTGCCGGTGTATTTGGAGGCGGTGCATAGGTGTATGATCTTTTAATATTTAAACCCTCAAGGTATATGTCAGTTGAAGCAATACTCACAGCAATCGGAAATTATGGTGTAACCTTTGTGATCACCGCAATGGTCATTTACTATCTTTTCAAAATCGCAAATGTGTTTTACACAAAATTTGAGAGAAAAATGATCAATAATCACTCAAAGGATCTCAAGGAGAGATGGCCACAAACGATCGAGAAAAACAACACCATCCACCAACTCTTGTACAAGGCATTGTATGAATTTAAAGGGGACCGAGCATACATTTTTGAGTACCACAATGGTGGCCACTCAATAAGTGGTATTGATTTTCTCAAGGCATCAAATACCTTTGAGGTGGTAAACTCGAGGATCCAACCGCACCAAATATCATTGCAAAATTTGCCGGTGTGAGTATTTGCATATTGGAATGTGCGAGTATTAAACCGGGAGGTAATTTGCAAGAATGTTGAGGACATTGAAAGAGAGGATCTTGGAGCATATCAGATCATTAAGCAAGATGGTGTGAAATCGGTATACATCATTGGCCTGTACGATGCAAAAGGCTATCCGATCGGATTTTTCGGGCTTGATTATATCAACAATGATATGCCACAGCTCACCGAGAAACAAAAGAAAGATCTTGAGGTGATTTCATACCAAATAAGTGGGCTTTTATACTAACTTTTTACTTCCAAATATATGGAATACACAACACTTGAAACATTAAAGGGATACTTGGGAGTAACAGGCACAACCCTTGATACTACACTCACCAAGGTGATCTCAAGATGCACCAAGCAATTTGATAAATACTTGGGCCGGAATCTCGAGGAAAAGACATATACAGAGTATTTTGTGGTTGATGGTGAGGATATTATCATTGTTGCCAATGGACCACTCACCGCCATTACCAAACTCAAGATTGATGATGAGAATGGTGCGGATGTGCCATACTCTCGAAAAGATGGCAATATCATTTACCTCAAAGAATCGGTTGAGGCCACATTGTTTGTGGAATACACCGGGGGATATGTGGATCTTGAGGACATTGCCGATGTGGAGCAAGCATGCCTTGAGGTGTGCAAGGACATTTGGGACAATACACCGGCATCCGGTAATGAGTCAAACATCAAGTCAAAACAGATCGAGACATTGAGCAAAACATATTTTTCCAAGGATGAGATGGCCGGAGGAATCGGGGTATCTTTCCGAGAAACTTTGGACAATTACAAACCTTTTAATCCTTTAATCGTATAATCCTATGGGCAAGAGTCTCTTGAGTAGCTTTGCAAATGATTTCAACCGCACCATTGAGGTATGGCCAAGAGTTATGACAAAAAACAGCATAGGTGAGGAGGAAATGAGTTGGCCGGTGGCAAGTATCACCGGTATTTCTTGCCTCTTGCTTTTGAAACAAGAGCAATATAATAAATGGGTGCGAGAGCAAGTGGAGTATATCAAAACCACTCATAAAATCCGCCTTGATTTCGGGCCAACCATTGTGGAGGGTGACAAGATCAAGGATGAGTTTGATGTTTGGTATGATGTAAAGTTTGTCACCCCTACACCATGATTTGATGGTATTGATGATCACTTGTTGGTACTTTGCGATATAATCCGATAAAATATGAGTACAATGAAATTTGATCAATCCCGGGTTGATAGAGCCATTGAGGTTGCCTTGGTGGATAGTGTGCAATTATTGCAAGAGGAGATCTTGAAAATCACCCCGAGAGATCCAAAAAGGCCACCAAAAGATCCATCAAGAAAAATCACCGGGGATCTCAAGCGGTCCATTGATTACCAACAGGTTGGACAATTCGAGTTTAAGATTGGGACAAAGCAAGGCGAGGCGGAGTATGGAAAGTATTTGGAGTTTGGCACACCGAGGATGGCACCAAGATCATTTTTGAGGCAAGGAATCATTGAGAGCAAAGATGCAGTATTGAAAAACTTTGCCAAGCGGTTTCGGGAGGCAATCAATGGATAAAGACATTGAAAATAAACTTTATTTTATAATAATCTGATAGTATGATCAATGTAAAAGAATTTGTATACAGCAAATTGCATGGAAATGCAACATTATCATGATTGGTGGGTGATCGTATATTTCCGCAAACCATGCCTCAATCAAACAAGGTATGGCCGGTGGTGATATACTCAAGGATCTCACCATGAAAGTTGGACACAAAGGGCATCCGGAATGAGTATTTCCAAATTTCAGTTTGGTGAAAAAAGGTAAATGATAATGAAACGATCATGGGTGTGATTGCATCAACATTTCATTTACTCAAAGAGTCACCGGTGAAACATTGCGATGTACAAAGGATGGATGAAACTTTTGATCAAGAATCACAAACATTTTGAAATCATGTTACAGTGCATATAAAAATGTTTGATCAAACAATTTAATTTTATTTTTCTAAAAATTCTCACTATGCAAAACAGTGTACAAAAGGTAAAATCAGTGAGGTTTTGAAGTGGTGTACTATCAATGTCAAAAGACGATGGTGCAACATGGATCAATCTTGGTGCCATTAAAGATGCAAACCTCAATGTTACAAAGTCAATTATTGAAGTTGTAATGGACAATGCAAAAATGCCACCAAAGGTGAAAATTGATGAGGCGGTGTTTAGTGCCAACCTCTATGAAATTGTACTTGAAAATTTACAAGACATTGATGGCATTGCCACTTACTCAACAGTTTCCGCAACACTTCAAACAGTTGTTGCAGAGCCACATGGCACAGGTTGGACAATCAATACTCCGATCAAGACCAATTACAAGAATGCCAACAATACAGCAGTTGGATCTATTGTGGTAAAAAACAACTCAACAACCCTTACTCTCAATACCGATTACCGCACATTTGTTGGAGCCGATGGATACACTTATATCCTACCGGTAACAGCACAAACCGGTGCAATTACATTTGGTTACACATACACACCACTTGCGAGCAAAGAGCAACTTTACAAGGACATTGTGAAAACTCTTGCAACAAATCGTTTCAAGTTTGTGAATGTTGATGAAGATGGAAAGGAGTTTGGAGTTGAGTTTTACGAGGGGTACAACCGAGCCGGAATTGATGCAACATTTCTTCCGGATGATACAACAGATGATGCACTCAACATCCCTGTTGAAATCAAGGCATACCCAGTTGTTGGATCTCAAAATCTCTTCCGCATATTTGACGAACAGGATGTTTAAAAAGACATTGAGTAAAACACCAAAAATGCTATCCTTTCGGGGTAGCATTTTTATATTGTAAAAGTAAAAACATGGCAACATACAACCTTGATGCAAATGAGGAAATCGACACCATGACAATCAATGGAGTACCATATGAGGTGGGAGATATACCGGTGAGGATCATTGAGAAAATCATGGCCATCAAAACCGGGTTTTTCCGAAAAGATTTGATTGAGCAATGGAAACCGATATGCCAAGAGATCCTTGAGTTGAGAAATAAAAATGTGGATCTCTCAAATCTCACCAAAGAGAAACTTTTTGCTTTCATAACTTACATAAAATGAAAAATTGAGAAAGGCCAAATTTGATAAGACAAAAACACCGCTTTCTCTATCATGGGGAGGAGTTTTTTTGCTATGATCTCACCTTGGAGGATTACTTGTTGATCACAATGGATGAGATCGCCGGATATACCAAGATTTTGATGGAGTGCAATGATGCATTACCAAAACTCAACTTGAGGCAAGGCCGGGAGTTTATGCGGATCATCCTATGAGGCGAGGAGGAGAAAAAAAGCATCATGGACCAACTCACCGAGACTCAAAAAAAGATCAATGATTTCAAGAAAAAGAATGGAGAAAAAACAACCGAGAAAGTGGCCAAAGATATTGATGATATGTTGGAGGATTGGCACATCATAGAGGGGCAAATGATGCATTTCCTTTGCCAACCATTATCCGAGATCAGAAAGTGGCCATATAGATACTTTATGGAACTATACAAGGACTTGCCATACTGTACCGGTGCGAAAGAATACGACAGAAACAGGAAATCACAAAAGCCAGACAAGAAGTGATTTAAAAAGGAGCTTGGCGATATGTACCAAGGATAATAATTTTATTTTTTTACTCAAAAAAGTATGTCAAACATTGGTGAGCTTTCGGTTGGTGTGAAAGTAGATCAAGGATCTCTCAACAAATCAACCAAGGATGTACAAGACAGTTTCAAGAAAACAGGTGATCAGATAGAGCAAAACTTTACCAACAGGACAAAGAAAGGTTTTGCCGGCATAGGATCATCACTTTCCGGCCTATGAAGTACCATTGCCGGTATTTTTAGTGTGTGAGCCATTGTTGGTTTTACTCAAAAACTCTTTGGCCTTGGATCAGATCTTGAGGAGGTTTCAAGTAAATTCAATGTGGTTTTCAAAAACTCCGATCAAGTAAAGCAAAACTTTATTGATCTTGCCGATGCAACCAATAGATCCTCACTTGATCTCATGACATTTGGGAGTGGTATTGGTAATGTACTTGCACCACTTGGACTTGCACAAAGTGAGGTTGATGGCCTTTCTCTTTCTCTCACACAACTTGCCATTGATGTGGCCAGTTTCAACAATGCGAGTGATGCACAGGCGATCCAAGCATTTACATCCGCACTTACCGGGGAAAGAGAGGCATTGAAATCCCTTGGTATTGTTATAAGTGAGGCCGATGTGAGCAACAAGGCATACGAGCTTGGGTTGGCATCACAGGGGCAGGAACTCACCAAGGCACAAAAGGCACTCTCAACATACCAATTATTGATTGAAAATACAAGCAATGCACATGGTGATGCTATCCGCACCGCCGATAGTTTCGCAAATCAACTCAAGGGATTGAGGGGTGCCATCACCGATGTTTTCGCAAATGCCGGGAAAAGTGTTGCACAATCAACCGCCGGATTACTCAAGAAAATCACAGTTTTTACATCCTCTTATGGGTGAGCTATCATTGAGACCATTGTGGAAACCGGAAAGGTAATTGGTGGAGTAATCGCCGATGCCATGTGATTTTTTGGAGATCTCTTTGGTGTGATAAAAACCGGAACTTGAGAGAGTACCGATGATATGAATAATTTTGCCTTTGTATTCATGAAAGTGGTGCAAGGGTTTGGTGTTGGTGTGAAATTCATTGGCACCCTCATGGGGAGCCTCTTGAAAATTGTTGGCATAGCACTCACCGGAATTGTGCAATATAATATTGCTATGTGAAAAAGTGTTGGTGCAGTTTGGAATATAATAAAAACCACCATCATTGGTACTCTTAAAAGTATTGTGAGTGTAGTGGAGTTTGGGGCGGAGGGTATTGGCCAAATATTTGTTGGTATGGCGGAGGCGATTGTTGGAGTTTTCCAAGGGATTGCGGAAAATGTAGGGGTTGCAGTAAAAAAGGCGGTAAATGTTGCCATCAATGGGATCAATGGTTTCATTGATCTTGTGAATAATATACCATGAGTCAAGATTGATAAACTCTTGGGATATGGTGATGCCAACTTTAAACCATTTGAGTTGAAAATATCCAAAAATATTGATGCCATCAAGGGGAAATTTGATGCATTTGGTGAGGATATAAAGGGGAATTATGCCGGAATTGGTGCAAGTTTTGATGAGGTATCATGAAACTTTGCCACCGCCACCGGCAATATCGTTGCGGTAACAGAGTGATCCGTTGCGGATATGGGTGCAAGTTGGAATGAGTTTGGCCAATATGTTGAGGAGTCAAATGCCAAGGTGACAAAATCCCTTGATGAGTGAGCAAAGAAATCTCAAGAGAATGCAAAAAAGTATGATCAAGGATATTACAATATTTTGGATCTCATTGATAAGTACAAGGGGGGTATTGATGATGCCACCGATAAAACCGGAAAGCAAGGCGATGTGGCAAAAAAGACAATGGACAAGGTGAAAGATCTTTACAAGGAATGGGAAAAAAAGGTGGAGGATGTAAACAAGGCCCAAGAGAAATTGGCCGAGGATACGAAAAAATACAACATGGATATTGAGGATAGCTTGAGAAGTTTAAACAAGGAGCTTGCCAATACCACCGCAGAGTATGAGAAAGCCATTGGCCAAATATCCGGCGATACAGGAAATGAGATTGCACAAAGAGGGGTTGAGATTGCCAAGGATCTTGCCGATGTGGAAAAAGATATTGCCGATTCAAAGGCAAAATTTGCGGATTCAAATTACTATGATCCGGAGTTGGTAAATCTCGAAAAGAAAAAATTGGACCTCTTAAAGGAGCAAGAGTTTGTTGTGGCCAATACCACCGAGGCACAAAGAAAAGAGGCGGAGAGACTTGCATCATTGAGTGATGCACAAAAGATCAAGGAGGATGCAGATAAAGAGATTGCCGAAAAAACACGAGCATTTGAGGCGGAAAAAACCCGGCTCGAGAGCTTACAAAAAATCAATCAATATTTTCTTGATCTCAAGGTATTGGATCAAAAGGAATATGATCAAATGTTGAAAGATGAAAAGTTTTTGGCCATGACTCAAGAGGAGCAAGAGTTGGTGTTGAAGTTGGCAAGAGAAAAACTTGAACTCACAATGCAAAAGGATGCCATCATTGCGATGCAACAGGAGATCCATGATGCAACCATTGCCCTCAATGATAGTGCCTATGCGGTACAAAAGGCCAACATTGTTGGATTAAAAAGCGATTATGCGGATCTCATTGCACAAATCAATAATGCAATCGAGGCACAAAGACAACTCAATGCCTTGAGGGCATCCGGTGGCCAAGGGTTTGCATCCGGAGGGTTTACCGGTGCAGGCGGTGCCAATGAAGTGGCCGGAGTGGTCCACAAGGGTGAGTGGGTTGCACCAAAATGGATGGTAAACAGTATGAAACCGCTTTTTGATAATCTTGAGGCATCAAGGACAAGGGGTTTTGTATCCGGAGGAAATACAAGCACTACCAATAAAAGCCAAACCAATAATATCACCGTAAATAATGGTGCGGATCTTCGGGCATTTATAGACTATGCAAAATGGAAATTATAGGCAATTACTTATGGATTGATCCAAGTACCCCAAGTGGGTAAAACCATAAGTATCTCATTTATTTTTTATTACTTTCAAAAATATGATCGGCAAAAACTTCACATATAATGGCCAAGCAATATCGAGGACAACCATTGATTATCGGGTTGGCCTTGATGTAGTGCAATGGAAAGCATTGGATGTATCCGATGAGCAACAAAATGTGCAAGGGTTTCATGGGGTGAGATTATCGCCAACCTTTGCCCGAGGTAGGCGGATCACTCTTGAGGGTATAATCATTGCCGATGATCAAATTGGATCGAGCAAGGCCATTGATTTCCTTGAGAATCTTTTTGCATTACAGGGTGTGCCGGATCGGGTTGAGCTTTTGCCTTTCCTTGTCACCGATGAGCAAGACCGAGTATGGAAACTTGATTGCAAGGTAAAAGAGCCACTTTCTCTTGATATTGGTGATTATGATTACTTACAGGGGGCAAACCGCCGATGGAGAGTGGTTTTGCAATCGGAGGATCCAAGATACTACAATGCCAATGAAAGCACCGCAACCGGTGGAGAGTGATATTTTTGAGGGGTACAACTCCCGGTATCACTATGAGTACCATTGAGCATGGAATATAATGAGATCCAAGTGATCACCATTGGAAATAGTGATACACCACTCAAATTCACTCTCACCGCCCTTGGAAATATTGATGCACCACTCTATATCAAAAACCTTTCCAATGATACATTTTTTGCACTCAATATTGATGCGGTGGCCGGTGATGTAATTGTGGTTGATGGAGCAAAAAAAGTGGCCACAAAGAATGGCACAAATATCCTTGCAAATCGAGTGGCCGGATCAACTTGGCCAAAGGCAAAAGGCACCATGCTTTTTTCCATAGTGGATGAGGATGGTGGATTGCTCGCAAGTGATTTTGATGTGGCAATCTCTTGGCATGATGTTTTACTTTAATAATTCACCCCGGATATGTTTATTGCCTATATATACGATCTATCCGATACACTCATTGCACAAGTGGATGAGATCTTGGATTTTGAAACAACCAAGAAAATCAATGATGTATCAACCGCATCATTTGCACTTTTCCATACCAACCCATATTGCACCCGAGCATACTTGAAAGAGTACCGCCGGGTAAAAATCAACATGCTTGTGGATAGTATAGAAAAAACCATGTTTGATGGAGTGATAAGAGGGTTTGAGGCCAACTTGGTAAAAACCACCATCCGATGTGAGAGCTTTGAGCATTACTTTGACCGCCGATTATTGGCAACCGATCAATCTTTTGTTTCACAAAGTGTAAATACGATTATCCAATGATTACTCACAACCATCAATGGGGCATACAATAGCGGTATCACTCTTGATTGTGGTATCACAACTCTCACATCCAAGCAGTATAAGAGAGGGGAAAGTTTTTTGAAAGTGTTGAAAGATCTTGCCGAGAATGGGTTTGAGTTTACCATCATTGATAAGGTTTTAATTTTCAAAAATACCATTGGTATTGATCGCACCACCGGTGATAATTTTGTGGAGTATCGGTATGATATAAATGAGCCGGATGATCGGAGTATTGATAATGTAAAAATGACAGTTGATGGGAAAGAGTTGGCCAATGGGGTACTTTGAAAGGCGGATACAGCATATACATATACAAGTGATGCACCAAGCATTGCAGATTTTGGATTGCTTGAGGCAAGTTTTTCCACCTCTTGAGATGATACCGCAACATCACAATCATACCTTGATGATCACAAAGTGAGTCTTTCGGAGTTTGATGTTGATACAAATACCAATGATTTTTTCCAAACGGATCTTGGTGATTTGGTGAGTGTGTATATCTATGTTGGAAATGATGTGATGTTTTTTGATGGATCCATGAAAGTGATTGAGAAATCATACACATCCGGAGATCTTGCAAGAATCAATTTTAAACTTTGAGTATCGGTGGTAAAAAGTAAAGATATTATTGAGCAAATTGGAGATGTGCAAAACCGATTGAAAACTCTTGAGATGAAATAAAAATCTTGAATTGAAATGAAATATTACAGGATGTTGCAATGGTAAAAGAAAAACCGCATGATGATATATTTGGAGTTATGATATAATAAAAGACATTGAATAAAACAGGGTTTGTTTTATATTTCGGGTATAGTTTACATCATTACATTTTCAGAATATGACACAAAGAGTTGGATTACTCAATGGTACAAATATCACCTATGATAAAGACCTCACAGCAGGCCTTTTGGCCATGCTTAATCCATGAGTTATTGAGGGGCTTGCAGTTTCGTGAACTGGTGCAAGTGCAAATATCACAGCATGAAAGGCACTTATTGAGTGTACAAGAACAAATTGAGAAAAGGTAATGGTGTTTTTTGAAAATACCGCCAATGTTGGTGTTGATCTCACAGGTACAAAAAAAGTGTATATACTTGTAAACCAAGGAAAACTTGATGATGGATCAAGTAATGCCGAGGATGGCACAGGTATTGCATCAATTCAAACAGGTGCATCATGGCCATCATGATGACATATAAGAGTTGCATCAACAGCATCATGAGTAATTACCGATGAGAGAGAATATGTATCACAAAAAAAATATCTTTTAAAAGAAAATAATTGGAGACTTCTTGCATGAAGTTGAAGCGGATGGACAAGAATTGGGAGATTTATAGGTGGAGAATCCGCAAGAATTTTAGTTGAGTATGTTGGTAGTCCAACATACGACTCATGATGATCAATATGACCAATCGCAACATCAACATGAAAAATTGCACTCACAATATGAAATGCCTGGTGACAAAGGAATTGTGATTGACTTTGGAATAGTGAATTTTGATCATCACCAATTTCAATAGTTAGAGTACAAAAAGTAAATGGTGATGCTTATTCATGGGATATTTTTATATACCATTCAGGAATATATATACACAGTACATTTTTTAGGATTTCACACTCTTGAACATCATTTATACCAATGTTTGATGGGCTTGGGGCATCAAATGTAGATCAACCAAATTGAATATATGATATACCACAATATATACCATGATTAAGTATTTCATCATTGACAGATTATACATGATTTACCTCTCAAAATGATCTCTTTGTAATTTACGACTCAACCACCGGAGTAAATAAAAAGATGAGTTGGCAAAATCTATCAAAAGAAATTGCAAAAAAACTTTGAACAACCGCATCATGATGAAGCTCAACCCCATCATCTTCTGGTTGGACCTCTTCATCTGTTGCTGTTCCAAGATGAGGGCTTGCAAGTGGAATACTGGTGATCTGAAACAATGCAGGGTATGCACACCCATCACCAACACTTCAATGGAGTCCTGACAACACAACATGGTCAACTTTATCACTCGGGTATCCAGCAAATATCTGAACAGTTCCAGTCAATGTAATTGTTCCACCATGATATGTGAGGTATACATGTGGAAATAATGGATACAATTCTTGACACTCTTTCCAAGTACAAATTTTTTAATCTTACTTTTATATGTTTGCATACATCAACAAAGACAATTCTATATTTTGTATATCATCAACATCCCTCAAGAAAAAAATTGAAACAGAGGGGTACACAAAAGATAAACTTGATGATACAGGTGCGGTGATTTGATCGGAATACATTGAGCCGGTTTTTGTTGATGATCCTGTTTTTCTCGATTTAATAGAGAAAGAATTTGATAATGAAAAAATCACAAATCCAATTTATGATCCAATTTCTAAAAAAATAATTCAATTTGAAAGTGATATTGAGAAAAAGGAGAAATTGAAAAAAGAAAAGTTTGAACAATTTATTGCCACTCAAGATTTTTCGGATTTCGATTGGGAGGGTGTTGATCTTACAACCAATGAATACTCACAGTTGATCACCGCAAGGGATTTTTCTTGAGATAATTGAAGCCAAGTTGCAATGCTTACCAAGGCACTCTTTAAATGTATGGCCATATTTGTACAACTTGGAATACCAAAGGAGACAATGCAAACAGTTTTTGCGGATGAGATACAGGTGGCCAACAAGGTTTCAGAGTCAAGAGTTGCCCTTGGATTATCACCATTTGAATTGCCAATATAATATGGAAAACACACAATGGATTGCCACATACAGATCCATCAATTGGAAAAACCTTACCCCTCAAGATATTCTCTTTTTGAGGGGTGTTGGTGTATGTAATGGGTGCGGTGGTGCTTGAGAGAGATTTTGGCACAAGGCCATCCGATGGTTTTTGCAATGGATCCTTTCGATACTTCGGGCGGTATTCATTGATGCATCATGCCAAATCCATGATTTCTCATATTGGCAAAGTCTTTTTGCAAAAATGACACTTGAGGAGATCGAGCGGATAAAAAAAGAAGATCCAAAACTTTTCCGGAAACTTTTGAGAGAAAGACGGAAAGAGTGCGATGATGGGTTTTTCTATCAGATCCTTGCGGACATCCAAAAAGCGGTGCAAGAGCCTCTTGCATTTGTGTGATATACTTTACTTGCCCTCATATTTTATGGGGCGGTGAGATCTCTTGGATGGGTGTATTTTAATTCTTTATCATAATACTTTTTATGGAAAATATCAATTTGGAAAAATATGATTTTGCGGTGGATCTTCCGGATTCTCGAGACCTTACACATGATGAGGTTTTTGAGGAAACAGGGATGGGGGAAATACCAAGCCGGGTAATACTCGACATTGCACCTTGACTCAACCAAGGGAGCATTGGTGCATGTACTGTTTTTGGATCATCAATGGCATATAATGAAACCTTTGCACAAAGAACAAAAGAAAATTATTACCAACCATACAATCCTTGGGATGTGTGGGATGAGGCAAAAAAGAGGGGTGCATGAGACAAAACCGGGTGGTTGTTTCAATCGGCATTACAATTACTCAAGGATCTTGGCCACATTGGTGCCTATGTGAGAATTGATACAGGTGGAGGCACAAATGTTGATAAAATGAAAATGATTATCGCCGGAGGGAAAGGGATTGCAACCGGTGTAAAACTTGCCGATTGGCAGGCCATCAAAACATCAAAGGAATGGAATAAAACCACCAAGCAGGGTGGCCACATATTCGCAATCACCGGGTATGATGATGAGCATACTTTTTCGGATGGATACAAAGGTGGGTTTTTCTCACCAAACTCTTGGGGAGGTATTGGCCAATTTTGGATCCGGTATAGTGAAATAAAGCATTTCTTTTCTCGCTATGAGTTTGCACTTACAACCGAACTTGAGAAAGTGATCAAGGCCCGAGAAAATCGCCGGACTCTTTATTTACAAAAAGCATTTGAGGCAAAGATTTGGAATGAGAGCAACCCGGATCAAGTTGCTACACCATCAGAAATTGCAAAGATGTTTAAAAGAGGGCTTGGTTTTGCGGATGATCGCCGGATCATGGTATATATGGTGGCCCGACATATTGACCGCCAAATTATCCGGGGAAAATGGCAGAGTATGCAATGAGTGTACAACCAAAGAGTGATTGCCACCGATGCAACCATTGCCGATATTTTCACAAAAGCGGTGATGAGAAACATTGGAATTTCCGCACCGATCCTCTCGAGAAAACAGGTTGCCGAGATTATCGGCCGAGATTTCCTTTAAAAACCCTCGATTTCGAGGGAATAAAGAGCCACCCTATATCAATGGTGGTTTTTTGTTGCATAGAAATTGTATAAACTATAAATAAAGTGTAAATAAACTTGAAAAATAAAAAGAATAATATATAATGCCTCTTGTGAGAAATCACACTTTAATTTTTTACTTTTTACTATCATGCAAAAAGATATTGTACCCGGACAATCACAGGCGGTTGCACTTGTTGATGATCAGAGCTTGAGGGATTACCTCTTTGGCCTCAAGGATCCGATCACCGAAAAGCAACAAAATCTTTTCCTCAACATTGCGAGGGTAAACAACCTCAACCCTTTCAAGAGGGAAATATATGCGGTTGGATATGGTGATAATTTCTCAATCATCACCGGATACCAAGTATATATTGATAAAGCCAATGCCACCGGACTTTTGAACGGATGGAAAGTTGAGACATTACGAAATGAGGCCGGAGAACTTACAGGGGCAAGGGTGATCATCCACCGCCGAGGTTGGGACAATCCATTTGAATGGGATGCATCATTGAGTGAATTTGCCAAGATGCGATATGATGCAGTACAAAAAAAGAAAGTCTTGGTAAAGAATTGGGCCGAGATGCCCGAGTTTATGATCAAAAAGGTTGTAATTGGCCAAGGTTTCCGCCTTTGTTTCCCGAGTGAGCTTGGTGCATTACCATATCTTGCCGAGGAAATCACCAAGACCGGTGAAAAGGATGTGATGGATGCACAGTTTGAGGAGGTACCGGTTGATGATGATGCACCGGATACGAAAGCACCGGAAGTAAAAACAGAAACACCGGCACAAACAGTTGATCCAACACCAACCGCCGATGCACCAAAGTATGATGATGGGATCGAGGCAACCGCCAAAGGTGCGGAAATGCTTGAGAAAATCACAGAAAGTGGCCAAGGTTGAGAGATTGCACCGGATGTGGTGGATTTACCGGCCGGTGATGCACCCGATGCACCACAAGGAAAATTGCCGGCAAATAAGGTGAAGCAAGTGCAAATGAAGTGGAAAGAATTTGCGGAAAAGAGTAAATGGAATTTTGAGGATAGCGAAAGAAAGCGAAAGGCAACCATGAATCAATACTATTGAGTTGATACCACAACAGAGCTTACAGTTGAGCAGGCCAATGAGTTTGTTGCCAAGATCACCAAGGCGATGGAAAAAATAGTGTACTAACATTTTTATATTTTTACTTTTTACATTTATGTTACCTTTGAGCAGGATAGAGATGGGGCAACAGATCGTTGCAAGCGGTATCAATTACCTTTCGTTTTCATCAATGAAAGAGTTGAGAAATAATGAGGCATTGTTTTTGAAACATTACATCAATTATGAGTGGGACAATACAATTTACTTGGCCACCATCATTGGAAAATCATGCCATCATGGGGTTGAGTGATTTTATGGAGATCCGGACAATAAGGAACTCTTTGAAAAGGATCCGGAGTTTGTAGTGGCAAAGGTTGTAAAGATTGCCAAGGACTATGCAAAAAATGAGTACATTGCCAAGTATCGAAAACACGAGGCATTTTGGACAAGCACCAAGATGATTGAGTTTTGATGATATGAGGACATACACAAACTTGTGGATGAGTACCGAGCAAAGATGGATGAGATCAAGGCGATCACCGCCACCGATGTGGACACCATGAAAACCGCCAAGAAGGAGGCAACAAAGATCGAGACAAAGATCAAAAAGGCCATTGAAAAACACAAGGCCAAAGATGAGAAACTTGATGATTTCATCAATTGGTGAAAGACCGGGACAATGGAGGGGATCTTTGAGGGGATTGAGTATGGTATTTCCAATTGGTTTTCTCAAGTGTATCCGAGAGTGAAAGGTTGGAAATTCATTGGTGCCGAGTTTGAAAGGACAATACCGGTGGCCGATCTTTCCGGTGAGATCCTTGAGGTGCCTTTGAAATTCATTATTGATGCACTCTTTGAGGATGAAAATAGTGATCTCATTATTGTGGATTGGAAATTTAAAGGAAAATTATCGGATGATACGAGCATCAAGCCGGATTACGATATGCAAGGCACAACATACTTTTTTGGATGCATGACAGCATTTGGAAAAAAACCGATCAAGGCATTGTTTATCGAGATCCAACCATCCGAGGCAAAGCCACCATACATGCAACAAGCGGAGTTGAGAGAACTTTGTGGATTACATGGCATTGATTGGGAAACCGGAAACAAGGGCAAGTACATGACCAATGCCCTCATGACGGATGCCCTCATGGCCAAGGGTATCATTTCCCTCAATCCGGTGGTGTATGAGTATGTAATCAACTTTGTGGAAAAACCATACTTGCTTGCGATGTGGGAGGTGTTTTATCACCAAACTACCAAGAGACTGTATGAGTTGATTGTTGATGGTGAGGACTTCATGCCAAATATCTTTGATGCATCTTTTGATGGAGGCATTGCAGTATACCAAGATTGGATGGCACAATTCAAGCCCGAGGAGTCACCGGCATATACCGCCGATGATGTAGTTGCTTTATAGAGTCAAATGGATATAGTGGTTATGCTTTAGCCTCAACAATTACCCTTGCTGAAATGCAGGGGTTTTTGTTTCCCGAGAGTCAAGGACAAATCCAAGACAAAATATTTGCATTTATAGTTTATTTCCATATACTCTTGGTAAGTAAAAGCCTTGCAACTTCTACATAACACTTTAGTTTGAAAATCCTCTAAAAAGAGAATGAAACATGGCCACGATGCCATGAAGTGTGTCCCCTCAATAAGTTACTCGCAAGGCTCTTACTGTGGGGATTTTTAATTTATAAAAATATGAAAGAATCGTTTTATTTTCCGCACGACAATAATGCACACAATGATCCAAAGATCATGACGGTATTTATGAAAACATGACTTGCCGGAATCGGATTGTATTGGATATTGATTGAGCTTATGCATCAACAAGAATCTTGAAAAATAAAGTATGAGCAGTATGAGGACTATATAAAATGGTACTCAAGCCATGAAAACAAGTGAGAGCCATTTGTTGAACACTTGTTGAACATATTTATATCAAGTGAATTATTTTGCTTGGATGATGATGGTTTTATATTCTCAAAAAGGGTAATTGAAAACAAGAAATATAGAGAGGAGTTATCAGAAAAGCGAAGTGAGGCCGGAAAAAAATCCGCATTGGCAAGGCAAAAAACAACAAGTGTTGAACAAAATTGAACAAGTGTTGAACAAGGAAAGGAAAGGAAAGGAAAGGAAAGGAAATTAAAAGAAAATACAGATACAGTTGTTGCGGTGCAACCAAACGAATATACAGAATCAATTTTATTTCTAAAAAAACAGACTCTTGATAATATCCAAGTACCGGAATATGCCGAGAGTTACAAAAATGATTGGATCGCATTTATAGCCTATTGGACAGAAAAAGGGAAAACATGAAAAATACGAGCAGAAAGGGAGCCAACATTTGAAATAAAAAGGAGGTTTGCCACTTGGATGAGTAGAAAAAAAGAAAACTACCAAAAAACAGAGCAACCAAAGCGGTGAGTGTTCTAAACCTGTATACAATTTTTACAATTTCAGTTACATTTTATATTTTTTCAGTTAAATTTTATGACACAAACAAAACAAGAATACATCAAAAAGGAAGATGTAGAAAGAATAATATTCAAGATGGTTGAGGATAGGACAATGGTATCAGATATGAAAAAAATAATAAAACCATTATTTGCACTCGAATACCGAGAATATAGAAGATGTTTTATGCAGACAAATTTTACTTCTTATACTTTTCCTGATGCCAACAATCAATAAATACAAGTGGGAAAGGCTATACAGAAAGCAAAATTGACGATGTTTTTATTGCTTACAACCATTTTCAGATAAGAGAACCGGAGTAAATGCACTTAAAAAAGCTACAGTAGACCACATAATACCGAAGTGTTCACTTAAATCACTCGAATACAAAGAGCAAACATATTGCAATACTGTTCTCGCCTGTACAGAATGCAATAGGCGAAAAGCAAATATATCCGCTGAGTTATTCCTCGATTGATATGAAGCACTAAATATAGCACCTTATAACGAACAAAGTTTTTATATATCAGTAAAAACACGAAGCAAGCGAAGATGGTATCATAGATATTTTACTTGGTAATCTTTAATTTTATGTCAGAAATAATCACCACACAACCACTTTGTTGGATTCTCGATAATGAGGGAAACCGCCATTATAAAGAATGCACACTTGAGGAACTACAAAAAGCAAGATCATATAAACCCGATATTCTCACATCATGAGATGAAGTACTCACCGATTATCAAATTGCAAAATATTGAAAGGCGGATGTTGTTGATCGTTTTTTATATTTTGTACTCCCAAAGTATCCAAAGAAAATAAGAGATCGTTTCAATATTTCCGTTGTGAATATGTGAAAAAAGCAAAGAAAAAATCTATCCTATGATGCAATTAAAAATGCACTTGATGGATGGATCAATGAGGAAACATACTATTGATAGCACAATAAAAAAGAGGGGCTTTCGCCTCTCTTTTGTTTCTTGTAAATATTTTTTAATTTACAATACCATGCACACAAATCATAATCAATACCCGATAATTTGCAAATCTATTTTATAGAAAAAACAGCATCAGAGACACGAAAAGAGAAAGAAAGTATAAAAATACTATAAAAATACTTGAAATTAAAAAAGAATGTGATATAATGCCCTTGTTGAAATGATCAAGCAAGTACACCTCACGAAAATTCAAAGAGGATAAAACAATGCACCGGATCATAAAACACCTTTATTTCTTATTTTTACTTACCATGCAAAAAGTAATATATACCTTGGATGATAAAATCCATACAGTTTCCGAGCTTATCACAGCATTTGGAGATCCACTTGGATCAACCACAAGGATTGTTGATGCTGATAATTACATGAGGTATTTTGGTATTTTCATAAATACCATGATCGAGCAATTGGCATTTGATAAAAACCAAAAAGATCAAAAGTTGGCTTTAAATGATGCCTTTTCAATTTTCCTCACAAATGAGTTTTTACCACAGTATGCCGAGATCCTTTGATTTAATCTCAATGAGTATAAAGCCGATGTGCAAGCCAAATTTGTTTCCGGTTTATCTATTTAATCTTTTTCTCTATATGGCACCTCAAGTAAAAATTGTAAAAAACAAACAAATCAAGATCAATTTTAAATTTGTTTGTGATTGGTTTTTTCCAATATATCTCTCTTGCCGATGATCAACCTATACAAAGGGGATGGCAACTTTACGATCGAGATTGGTTGGGTAATCTTTCGGGCCGAGATGGTGATTTATTACTAATTTTTTACTTTTCATACCATGCCAAGAAAAATCATACAATATTGCCCTTGAAATGATGGGGTGATAGTAACATTTGATACCGGTGAGGAGATGGTGTTTTGGAAATCAGAAATTGCCGAGGCATACGATAAATATTGAGGATCCTTTGTGAAAGCACTTGGCCTTGCATTATATCGGGCCGATGGTGTCAACACCTCAAAGATCCTCACATATTGGACAGAGTATGCCAAGGAATACATTGAAAAATTTTTATATCCCATAAGAAAAAAACAATCCCATGAATAAGACAAAATACGAACTCGCCCGAGAAATCGCCGAGGAGTACCACAATGCATATTTGCAAGGTGATACCATGTTGCACATCCAAGAGTGGATTGATGAGCAAATCAAGATCCACAAGAAAAATCCAAGCATCACTATTGATGAGGATGGCCATGTTACCGACATGGAAAAGTGAGAAACAACCATTTATGATTGTTGCGGATCGGAAATAAAATACCTCAAGGTTTCTTTTTCAAAACTTTTCATACCACCATTACAAAAAATCCTTGATCATGTTTGCGAGATCGAGAAAGAAACCGGAGTGCATACCAACATTGTGAAAATCCGAGATCTCAACCTCACTCATACCGAGTACACCATCTTGAATAAGATTGCAAATTTTGGCCTCTTATATCGAGAGGAGACACCGGATGGCCGAAAGATAAAAAATGGCACCTATGGAGTGCCACAAAAGCGGATATACGAGTTTTTGAAAGGTGAGTGGGAGGTTGCAAGGTTTTATGTGGTAAAATCAACCACAGGGCAAAGAATATTGAGCAAGGAAAGAGTTTTTATTGGAAAGATCCATAATGATACTCATTTTGAGGATTACCAAACCAAGCAGTTGCCAAGCTATGTGCAATATATTGTAAACGATGACATTTTATGATACAAATAATTTGATACCCGATGTATAAGATATTTAATACCGGTGAAATATTCAAAGACACCGATAATTGACTATGCCAATATATAAAACCAATACTTGGTAAAAATTGATATATGCAAGTATGATTATCAATATCATGAAAAAAGAAAATCTTTTATATCCACCGCCTTGTTGCACAAGCCTTTATACCAAATCCGGAGAATAAACCCCAAGTAAATCATATTGATGGAGACAAGACCAACAACCATGTGGATAATCTTGAGTGGTGTACAGTAACAGAAAACCAAATACACTCATACCGAGTTTTAAAAAATATTTGATGATTTCAAAAAATGAATTTCATGAAATGAAAAAAATGATCATTGCATCATAATTCAAAGAAAGTTATACAATATTTTAAAGATTGAAATACAAAAATATTTGATTGCATAACAGATTGAGAAAAAGCAACTTGAATATCAAAAGCGGATATATCAAAGGTTTGTTACTGAAAAAGGAAATCCGCTTGATGATATGGTTGGCAATTTATTTCATAATTTTCAATGCCATGCAAAAAGCACAAAAAATCAGACTCACCGAGCAAGAGTTTATGTGAAAATTTCTCACATGAAAATGTTGCGGGGGGGGGGGTGTACCTTGTAAATAAAACACTCAATCATGAGATCCGGAAACTCACCGGCCAAACCTATATTTCCGATGATGACACCATCAAGGTGATCACATTTGATGGTATCAAAATCAAAGAAAGAATCCGCCATGTATATTTCATCCCGAGTGATCCCGATGTTGTTTTTTAATTTTTAATATTTCATTTTATGAGCTTGGACAAGTATAGATGAGAGATCCTTTTTGATCTTTCACAAACAAAACAGAAAGATATTTTTATCACTTGAGCATTACAATGAGGTGCCGAGTATATATTTATGATTGCACAAGTGAGAAAGGGTAAAGGTGCCTTTTGAACTGATAAGATCCTTTGATTTACAGAGGATTGAGAATTGCACTCATTTGAAAATATGTGGGCATATAGTGTGAAAGATGAGTATATTGATGAGGTAAAAGAGCGGTTTATTGATCTCTTAAATGATGATCTCTTAAATGATGATCTTGAATTTACAGTAATGTGAAAGGATCCAATGAAAGGATATATTGTTTAATAAAATTACCATGACAATCTCAAAAGAGAAATTTCGGGCATTATGGAATCAAAAAGCGGAACTCACCAAAGAGTTTCCGGATCGGCCGGCATTTATCGACATCAAGGAGGAAAAGTTGTACATCATCAATGATGATGGCGAAAAGGAGTTTGTTTTTTAATTTTTACACATGATAATCAATACAGTACAGAAAGGCCGGTGTGTCTTTGCGGATAAACCATACAAGATCCATGATATTATTGAGGTTTGCCAATATATCACCATCCCGAAAGAGCAAATCAATATCCTCAAGGATACGATCATCAATGATTATTGGTTTGGATCCCGAGGTGAGGATTGAGATGCATTGATCTTGCTTGGCAATGGGAGTCTTTACAACCACTCAAATGATCCAAATATGATCATTATAATGGATAAGGATGGCAACATTGGCCTTGAAGCCATCAATGATATTGAGGCCGGTGATGAGCTTGTTTTTGATTACGGATACCAACCGCATTTCCAAACATATTGAAACCTCAAGATCATGGGGATCAAAAAATCATGAGAAAATACACTTTCACCATTACCCGATTTATGAGCGAAATAAACCAAGAGATCCCGATTGAGGACATTGAGGCGGAAAGCCTTGCCACATGGTTGCGATACAAGCAATACAAGTTTACACATATTGCCAATGAGAGTGGCCAAAAAGGCACCGCCAACATCATCCAAATGATGGCCAAAAAAAAGAGGATGGGTACAAGCCCTTGATTTCCGGATTTTTGCATCATCCTCAAGCGGTGATCATTACTTTTCATAGAACTCAAGAGACAAAGGAAAATCAAGAAAAATTGAGAGCTTGGAGCCTCACCAAGTGCGGTGAGTGATGAGCAAAAAGCATGGGTGGCGAGTTTATCGGCCCTTGATAATATCATGGCATGTATCGCCTATGGTTGGGAGGATGCCAAGGCTTGGGTGGAGCATTTTGAGGAAATTTAATTTTTTACTTTCATTTTTATGATACAAGAAATCGAGGCACCAAGAGAGGTGAAAATCAGAAAGGCACATAGATGCCATCATTGTGAAAGGAAATTTGAAAAAGGATCAATCATGGTTTCATCAGTATGGAAAGATGATGATGTATACCGGCTTTATGAGTGCAAAGATTGTATCCAATATATCAAAGATAATCCAAAAGATTACCAAGAGGTATGTGAGAGTGAAAGTTGCTTTCCATGATGGATCAGAGATTGTGAGCCTTTACCACTTTACCTTTTATAGATATGGAAACCTCAATAAGATTACCGCAAATGGTATGCGATCGGTGCGATGCCCCTATATGCTACCGGCCACCAAAGTGGCACAAAGATCCACCAAAGATGGTTGGCCGGTGCAAGTGTGGGGTGTACAAGATTGATGCAAGGACCGGCCACACACTTTCTTACAAGGAAAGGGATGATCCGATGGGCCTTGCGGTGCTTTCCTCTATCCGATAGGATAACAAGCAAGCACGAAAAAGAGACACTATAAAGTGCCTTGAAATCATTATATTTATTTCTATAATATTGCAATATGAAAAGACAAAAAAAACAAAGGCCGGAGGAAATCTTGGAAACTCTTGATCCAATGGATGATGATAGTGGTTGGGCATTTATGGATTTACAAGATCAGATCAACCGGAGAAACCGCATGAAAATTGCCAAGAGATATGGAAAGCATGTTGTTGCACAGGTTGAGAAAGAGTTTGAGAGTATCCGGCATTGGTATGATGAGGTTTCATGCATACCACCAAAGAAAATCTTTTGAAAAAAACCGAAACTTTGCAGATGAGAGGATTGCCGGAATTTGCGGTATTACAGCGATTGCCGGAGTGACATTTGTTGAGATTGATGGTTTTGAATGGTATATATAAAAACAAAAAAGGGCTTTTTCTCAATAATGGTATATATAAAAACAAAAAAGGGCTTTTTCTCAATACATGTGCAAGATTAGTTTTTATTTTCTCACCTTTTACATTTATGTGATACCACATCAAATCGGCATCCGTTTCCTTTGAGGGAAACAAAAGACTCATTGCGGTGGAACTCGAAAAGAGGACACCAAGTATATTTTTTTGGCAAACCTACACCAAGCCGATGAGGCACAAGGTGTTTTTTGATCTTTACGATCACAAGACCACACACAAGATTTATGATGGATATGCCACCATTGATCGGGATTGGATAGAGCTTGGGTATGGTCCAAGAAATGAGATTGTGTTGGCACTACAAAAGCATTTTATGAGTGATTACCAAGTGGGTAATTTCCGCAATACGATAAAAAAAGTATAAAAATACTTGAAAAAAGAAAATATTGTGATATACTTCCCATGTGCCGATTTATTTTTTAACAATTCACCAAATGATCAAAGGCATTGAATACACCAAGGCAATGGATCAAAAAATTGTGAGATACAAAAAAGAAAACCTTTTGACAATAAAGGAACTCACCGCCAAAGCGGATCTCACAGAAAGTACCCTTTATAAATTCAGAAATAGGGGAAAAATCAGCATCCAAAGCCTCAAAAAAATCAAAGATAATCTTTGACTCGACCTGTTACCAAAAAAATAAATATTCTTTAAAAATACCAATACCATGCAAAATACAAATATGCCTATCGGGCAGGTGATCAAGAATCACAAAAACAAGATCCTCTATACTATCGCAATCATCATCCTTGTTGCCCTCATAGCAGGGAAAGCAATGGAGATTACGAAACCCCAAGGAAAATCACAAATGGATGTGCTTGTTGAAAAACAGCAAAACAACCTTGTGATTATCGGGAAAAGTCTTGAGGATCAAAAGATTTTGAGAAACCAAATCAATGAGCTACAAAGCAAACTTGATGGAAGTGTAAAAAATGTAAAAGAGATTGAGGCCATAAACTCGCAAATCAGAAATGAGATGCTTGAGTATGCCAACACTTTATCACTAACATGATCAAATGAATAAATACACACTTTCCATTATGGTCCTTGTGATCATATATTTTTCCCTTGATTACTTACCGAAAAGCGATGAAAAACCATTGGTTGTTGCAACCATTGATACAGTACCGGCGATCAAAGAGGCCACCAAGATTGCACCCGAGATCCAACCGATCGAGAAACCAATTGAGGTGAAGCCATCACCAAAGCCGGCAACACCGAAAGTATCCGCACCAAAACCAGTTGTTTCCAAAAAGGAAACAGTTGCACCACCACCAAAGGATCCTCAAAGGATCATCAAGAAAGGTTGGCCGGCAACCGATGAGATCCAAAACATTGTAAATTATGCCTACAAAAAAGGTGGCAAAGATTTCTTGCTCACTCTCGAGTGAGAAAATGGATTGTGGAAGTGGGACCGCCGGAGTGGAGTGGTTGGAGCAAATGGATATTACGATTATGGTATTTGCCAACTCAATGGCCAATGGCATGGAAAGTTTATTTTTGCCAATGGTTACAATCTCAAGGCCGGGTTTTCCAAGGATTTCCAAAGCCCATACAAGCAAATTGATTATTGCATTGGAGTATGGAATGATGCGATCCGGAAAGGTAGGATAAAAAGTACATTTTATGCATATAATAAAAGGTTACCACTTGTTGCAAGGTTTACATGATTACAATAAAATATATGTTTTTAGAAAATTTTAAACAAGCAAATTGATTTCCGAGTAATTACCTTATTTGAGATAGATGAACTTTTAAAAATATCAATTATAGGTGAACTTGAAAGGAGAGAATTTTTGAAAGTAAAACATTGCGAAATTGATATTTATTTATTCACATAAAATGAAAATGTTTTAGTATCCACCGCCTTGTTGCACAAGCCTTTATACCAAATCCGGAGAATAAACCTCAAGTAAACCACATTGATGGAGACAAGACCAACAACCATGTGGATAATCTTGAGTGGTGTACATCAAGCGAGAATATACAACATGCCTTTAAAAATTGATTGAGCAATGTATGATCTTGATGATTAAATCACCTTAGCTTAAAAGTACAACAAGAGTTATTTGATTGAGAAATAATTTGAATATTTTGAAGCATAAGAGAAGCATCAAGGATGACTTGAGTGCCAAATAGTAGCATTTCCGCATGCTGTTTGTGAAGATTGCAACATGCATGATGATACTTTTGGAAAAGAGTACAAACATAGATAATGTGAGACATGCCAAGGCGGTACGATTTCAAAACCTCAAATAATTTCATTTAATTCTATAAAATATAATTATGCAAATAAAAAACTGAACAGCACTACTCGGAGATTGTCTTGATATTATGAAAAGAATCCCTGATGGGAGTATAGATTGTATAATAACAGATCCTCCGTATGGAACTACAGCTTGCAAGTGGGATACAGTAATACCTTTTGAGTCTATGTGGGAACAACTAAAAAGAATAATAAAACCTAATGGAGCTATTGTACTATTTGGAAGTGAGCCTTTTAGTTCTGCCCTCCGTATGAGTAATATAAAGCAGTATAAGTATGATTGGATATGGGAAAAAACAAATTCAACCTGATTTCAATTAGCAAATAAAAGACCACTTAAAAAACAAGAAAACATTTCAGTATTTTTCAATAAACAATCAATATATAATCC